AGTACCACGTCTTAATTTTAATAATTTTGCCATTTAAAGTGTACCGAAATCTATTTGTAAGTTGTTTCCACTGACTGTCCCTACCTCAGTAAGGTTCTTATCGTTACAGTCAAGATGATTTGCTAATGCAGGACTTGCATCATTTATTAATCCAGCAATACCGGGAGCTATTCCTACCCATGTACCACCTGTGTAATAGTTAAGGGTGTTAGCTGTGGAGTTGTACCATAGGTCTCCTGCTGAAGGAGATGATGGATTTCCACTTTGTATTAAGTACTCAGCAGCATATCTATTTACATCAGCAATAGAACCAGCAACAGTAGTAATGTTTGAGGCATTAGAAACTGCACTATTTATATTTGATGCGTTTGCAACCGCAGCATTTATATTGCTTGCATTAGTTGCAGCAGCATTTACGTTACTAATATTTGTCCCGACTGCGTTAACATTTGCTATCGCTGTACCAACGGTATTTACGTTTGCAATGTTGGTTGCAACTGTGTCTATTTCAGATGTTGCTTCAGTTAAGTCAGCAGCAACTGTGTTAACAGCAGCTATGTTTGCACCAACTGTATTAATAGAGTTATTTCCAGATCCAGTGTTAACAGCTTCAGTAACAAGACCTAAGTCTTCTTGGAAAGTAACGTGACCAGAAACACTATTAATAGCTGTAATAGTTGCTTGGTCAGGTGTGATAGGTGAGAATCCGTCTCCTGAAGAGCCGTCATAAACCATGACCACTTGGTTAGAAGAGCTATCAAACCACAAGTCACCAATTGTTAAAGCTGTACCATCAGCTCTGGTTGTAGGTGCTGAAGTTGATATCTGATATAAATCAGCAAAGTTCTCAATATCAGCTAAATTATTACCACAGTTATTTATGTTGGTAATACTGCCAGCAACTGTTGTAACCTCAGTAGCTTTAGGAACTAATCTGTGAAAAGTATATGTATTAAGTGTTGATGTGGATTCAACTAATATGCCGAATCCTATAGGTAATACAGAAGGGACTCCAGTAATAGTTACTGTGCTATTGCCAACTGTTCCGTTAGCAATAGTTACAGTAGTGCCACTAGGTGTGTACGCCTGAGTCAAAGCACCAATACTCATTATTGCCGCTTGTCCAGTACCACCTTGAGGGTTGGTATTTGGAAAACTTGTCTCGTTAGCAATAACAGTAAAACCACCAATATCGTCAACAAGGTCAATTATTCTTGCATTAATAGCAGCAGTAGTAGCTACTTTGTCATCTGCATTAGACCATGTAACTCCACTAGCAATAGTTTCTGAAGAATCCTGTCTAAGGAACTTAGCTTCAGCTTCTGTTTCTGTGTAGTATCTACCGTCTAATGCTCCACTTGTGAGTTCTGTTTCTGTAAAGTATCTGTTGTCTAACTGACCGGCATCTAACTCAGTCTCTGTGTAGTATCTGCCATCAGCAGCACCACCAGTTATCTCAGATTCTGTAAAATATAAACTATTTAATTGACCACCGTTAAGCTCTGCTTCGGTGTAATATCTATTGTCTAATTGACCAGCATCAAGCTCAGTCTCTGTGTAATATCTATTATCTAATGTGCCAGCAGTAATTTCACTATCAGTCAATTTATCTGACTGTAGTAATGTTTTTATTTCTGCTGCTGTCTGATCTATTGTAGCCGCAGTTTCAATGCCAGCTAACTTAGTCTGTTCAGCATCACTAAACTCATTAGTATTACTGTTTGCTTCGTATGCAGTTTTTATTTCTGCATTAGTCTGATCGCCAGTAGCACCGACTTCAATACCATCAAGTTTTGTTCCATCAGTTGCTATATCTCTTCCATCAACAGTCCCACCAACAACTATGTTTCCAGTTGTTTGTACAACCTGTGAACCAAAGTTAGGTGAGATCTTAGTACCAGCTATTGCTGCTGAGTTATTAACATCTTCGTTAACAATAGTTTCGTTAACTATGTTTGCACTTGCTATGGTGATGTCTGTAGGCAATGCTCCTGAACCTAGCTTGGCTAAAGTTACAGAATCATCAGATAATTTAGTACCACTTATATTTGCACTATTACTAACATCAGCATCGACGATAGAACCATCAACAATGTTTGCTGAATTAACGGTTATGCCACTAGGTAAGTTTCCTGTAGCAATCTTGCTTTGTGCTATAGCAGCACTTCCACTAATGTCAGCATCGACAATAGTTCCGTCAAGAATTTCAGTAGAGGTTATTTGTCCCTCTTTAATGTCAGCAGTAATTATTTTACTTCTTGCTTCAGCAACACCCATTCTTGCCATATCGTGTAAGGCATTAAGATCGGCTGCTTTAATAGATGAACCAGCAGCAAAAACTGCTGCTGCTGTATTTACATCTGTGTCTCTATATATATGTACGTTTCCAGACCCTGCGGCAGCTTGTGCTCCAAGGGTTACTGTCGTTCCACTTACGGTGTATTCTCCAGAACTTGGGCTGCTTGCTACATAAGTTTGTAAAGCTCCACCAATTCTTACTTTGATGTCGCTTGTTTTTAAATATTCAATTGTGATGGCGTAAGAGGTGGCTCCGCCATTTTTAAATTCTTCAGTTGTTTGTACCGCCATGGGTTACCCACCATTTTTTTTATTTAGGCATTTCTAAAATCTTGTCTATCGTGCCTTTGTTTGCTTTTCTATTTTTTAATTTTTGATTTCTTTCTTCGATAAGGAGCTTTTGGACGTCGTTATCCTGTTTAAGGCTTGCCCAAGCTCGTTTCTTAGCTTTGTCAAATGCTTTTGCGATTCGTTTGTAGTGTGGAAATGATCTTGGTTCGACATCACTCATTCCATTTTTCTTGTAATACTTCATCTCAGCAAGAGAAATCTGTATTGATTCTTCTCTAGCCATCTTGTTAAATACAGCTTCTAGGTTTTGTTCACCTATAGCTTTCTGAAACATAGATCTTACTTTTGGACTATCACTTAAATCTGTTCCATCTGGAGCTGAGTACGTAGAAGTTCTCATGTCGTAGCCGCTATTAAATAACAACTCTCTTCCTTCTGAATAATCTAAGTTAAAGTTCACAGGTGAAATTGCATTAAACATTCTTACTGGGAAGATGTGATCTTTAATCGGCTTACCAGTTAAGATGTCGTATTTAATAGGTAATGGATCTCCTGCAATATTTTCAGTTATTAAGTTTCTATTTCTAATAGAGTCACCAATATCAGAACCTAACTCTCTTGTATATGGAGTTAGTACTTTACCTATCTCATTTCTAAGACTAGATAATGGAAGAGTATTGTTCATTAATGAAGCAATAATTCTGTCCTGCTGTCCGGGAGCACCTGAGAATAAATCTACAAATGACTGTAATCCTGCTAAATAAGATTTACTTGTAGCAGTACTAGCTAATGCCATTGCTAATTTAGAATATCTATCTTCAGCCCACTCTTCACCCATTAATTGTTGATGATCTCCAATGTCTCCTATTAATGCAAGTATCTGGTTATATGGTTCAAAGGCATCATAGTTAACCCAGACGTTACCAATTTTTATTTCTCTTGGTCTCCATCCAGCATCTTTCCATGCTTGTCTTTGAGTTCTATCTGTTGGTCCATTACCGTGTAAGTTACCACTAAGATAAGCCATACTTGCAATACTCAAAGCCGCACCACCTATAGCTAATCTTCCATTCTGTACAGCTTTAGCAGTCATAAGATCATGTGTATTATGAATGCCGTACTTGTGTAGTGATTGAAGATTATCTCCGGGTTTTGCTTTAGCTATCTGATTAAATTCACTGACTAATAAGTTAAAACCGGGAGTGTATTTAGCAGTAAGTGCTAAACCGTTAATACCAGTTCTTGCAAATAGGAAGAAAGGTCTAGCCCAAGGAGCTTCGTTAAAAGCTTCACCTAGTTTCTGAGAGAAACCAGTTAAGTCTTGAGTAAGAGTTGCTTCTTTCCTGCTGTATTCAGCCATCTTGTCAGTTATATTTCCGTTGCTATCGAAGATTTGACTATTAAAGTTATCTTCCATATCTTTGAAAAACTTATTATCTAAGTTCTGGAAGTTTCCGTCTGGAAGTTTATCTGCTGCTTGTAGAAAAGCTTTTTCTCTAGCTCTAGCTCTACCAATAATTAAAGCAAAAGCATCATCAGTAGATGCCATGATCTTGGTTGAGTAGGTAAGAAAACTATTGTCATTCAAACCTCTAACCATATTGGCTGTACGATATAAAGCCTTATCTGTTGCATCACCTCTAGTCTCTGCCCAATGACCGTACATAGTCCATTGGTCGTCTTGTTTAGTCCTCTCAACATATCTAGTTTTCATTGTTGAGATATCACCAGCCCAGTAAGAATTAAGCTTTCTTTTAAATAATTCAAAAGATTCTGGTATGGCTTCACGCATAGCATTCAAAGAAGCTAAGCCAGCTCTCATGGTTGTACCATCACCTTTCATCAAACCACCCATAGCCATAGCTAGTGGTCTTGAGAATGTTGCAGTGGATGTACCCATGATTGCTCGAACTGCTGTTTTAGGTCCAGATAAAACACTATGAGTAAACATAGATCCCATCTCTCTTAAAAATGCACCAGTTTTCTTAGCATCTCCACCCCATTCACCACCTCTCATCTTGACTCGCATAAATGCATCAAGATCATCAAGTGTATGAATTTCTTTAGCCATTGATATTCCTTCAAACATTGCTTTAAATACTTCATCACCACCATCTTCAGTAGTCATATCTAATGCCATACGGAAAGCATCAATACTTTCCTGTACTTGTTTGTCTATCATTTCAGCTTGGAGTTTTGGAGTTACTGTTTTCACACCCCTTGCTTTTCCAAATTGTGCAAGTTGTTGGGAGATATCAGAACTAGCCATCTTTCTCATCTGTAAACCAGCAATTAGTTTTTCAACCATCTTCTGTGCTGGACCATCAATATCTTTGATGTCGTATATATTTGCTAATTCTCTAGCTGAAACTCCTGCATCTCTTATCTCATTAAACAGAGAAGCATTAATCATATCTATTGCATCAGCATACTCACTAGAAACATAAGAATATAAAACTTTCTTTCCACTCTTTCGTTCAAATTTCTCTTTACTAATCTGTTGCCAAAACTCTTCAGGAGTCATGTCAGATGTATTTCTACCTTCAAAGACTTGTTTATAAGTATCTAAATCAGCAGCCCATAATTCATCAAGAGTTTTGCCTTGTCTTGCAGCAGTTTCTTTCATCTGCTGAACATAGCCTTGACTTCTGAATCTACGTAATACTTTTTCAACTACTTTTCTAGCTTCTCCAGTGCCTTTAGTAAGTGCTGTAACTTCTGTGTTTGATAGTGAAGAACCAATACTCCCTTCTTCTGATCCAAGATTTGCTTTCTTTTTCTTTTTAGCTTGACGAAGATTAGATCCTGTTTCTAATGAAGTAGTAGCACCTTGTGATTTATTAGCTAGCTTTGGATTTTTACTTGCTCTAAATCCGGGTTCTTTCATCTGTGTAGCAGCTTCTTCTAATTGCTGAGATTTAACACTTTTCTTTCTAGCGTTAACTGCTTCAGCAATCTGTGCTTTAGGTAGTGATTTAGCTACTCCATATAAGACACTATCGAAAACTCCTCCAATCATCATTCCTTCGACTACGTTTTTCATAGTCTTCATAATTGGAC